GACTATCTAAACATTTTAAATTAGAAGAATTTACTAAATCAATGACAGCAACTCGTAAAGGTATAGATAATACACCTGGAGCTGGTGATATAAAAAACCTTGAGAATGTTTGCTATGAAATATTAGAACCAGTACGAGCTAAGTTTGACAAACCTATAACTGTAACATCAGGATATAGATCAGAGGAATTATGTGAAGCTATAGGTTCAAAGAAAACTTCACAACACGCAAAAGGTCAGGCAGTAGATTTTGAAATTGCTGGTGTACCTAACATTCAAGTAGCTTATTGGTTACAAAACAATGTAGACTTTGATCAATTAATATTAGAGTTTTATAATCCAGATGATCCTGCTGGTGGTTGGGTTCATGTATCTTACAATGAAAAAGGATCTAATAGAAAACAAGTTCTTACTTATGATGGTAAAAAATATGACAATGGTTTACCTGATATGAAGTGGAAGGATGGAAAGGTGGTACAATAATGTGGTTGAATTTATTATCATTAGGTGTAAAGACAGGAGCTAGAATATATCAGAACAAGCAACGAACTAAACAGTTGATGTCAGATGCTCAGATGCTTCATGCTGAGAAAATGGCGAAAGGCGAAATTGAATATAAAGCGAAAATTATTGAGAGTAATGATCAAGGCTACAAAGACGAATTTGTCCTTATTCTCATCAGTATTCCTATTATTTTATTGGGTTGGTCTGTGTTTTCTGACGATCCTACGATTCGTGATCGAATAGATTTATTCTTTGAATACTTTAAAAACTTACCTTATTGGTATCAAGCTATATTTATTCCAGTAATTTCTGCTATCTATGGTCTTAAAGGTGCTGACATAATGAGAAAGAAATGACACTAGCTGCATTTGATCCAAGACTAATTGAGCAATACGAAGATCCAAGATATTTAATCCATTTTCAATGGAGAGATAATACTAAAGTTTATAGATACGCATTAGTTGATATTATAAAACAAAAAGATATTGAACCAACTTGCAAACAAAAACAAGATGAAATAGGATTAAGTCAAAAAGATATATGGTTAAAAAAATATTCGTACAACAATATGGTAGAAAAGTAACACATCTATCACAGCAAAAAGGCAAGTATGGCAAGAGTAAAGTTCGATATAAACAAAACTCCTCACGAAAGAATACCAAAAAAAACTAGCATTGGTAGACGACCAAAAATGTCTAGCATGAATAAGCATAAGAAGCGTTCATTTAAACCTTACAATTCACAAGGAAAATGATATACAAACTTTGGAGGATATTGTTATGGAAAAGATTATTGACACAATAAAACACTTCTGGACAGACCATAAGGTTATTGCAGGTGTTGTTATATTAGTTGTTGTAATAGCAACTATTTTATAATGAAGGTAAGCGAAAATACTTCAGTTGCTATGCCAATCAAAAATATGATTGGTATTGTTGTAGCTGTAGCTATGGGTATATTTGCTTACACAGAACTAACTTCTAGGTTGACTTCGTTGGAGACTTCAAGAGAATTATTTAGTAGTGATTTGCTTAAAAAGTCTGAGCAAGTTCCTACTGACCAAGAACAGTTTATGTTGCTTGAACACATGGCTAGTCAAATTGAAGAGTTAGAAAAAGAAATGCAAGGCATGAGAAATAACACAGTTAATCTTAATAGAGCTATGGAAGATATAAAAAATATAGAAGTAAACATAGAAAATATGAAAGATAAAATTAGAAATAATGGTAGTCATCCATGATGGAAAAAATATTAACATTATTAGTAGGACTTTTAATTGCTTTAGGTGGTTGGAGTTTATCCAGAACTTTTGAATTATCTACTAATCAAGCAATTCTTGAAACTAAAGTTGAACAATTAGAAATGCAAATAAGACTTACAGAAGAAAAAATGTCTGAAATGTTTGATATGGATGAAGAAATTATGAAACAACACGAACTATTATTTAAAAAATTAGAAAACACTAATACAGGATATAATTATAATTAATGATATTAAGTATTTTATATGTATGTTTAATTTATTTATCTATAATTTGCTTACTTATAAAATGGAATAACGAGAATGTAAAATGATAGAAACAGTTTTTGCTTTACTTTTAATAATTGATAACGAGATTAAAGAACATAGAATACAAGAAAGTTTATCTCAATGTTTAAAAGCTAAACGATATGCTATGAGAGATAAAGGTTCTGAAGATAGAGTTACTTATCAATGTATTAAATCAAAAGCTAATATAGAAATCTATATGGGAGAGAAGAAAATAACTTCTTTAATATTAGAATGAGTATAAATTATAGAGGTGAAACATTTGCAGGTTACAACAAACCAAAGAAAGCTAGAACTAAAACTAAAAAGTTTGCAGTATTAGCAAAGTCAGGCAATAAGGTAAAGCTCATTAGATATGGGGATGCCAACATGACTATTAAAAAATCTAATCCAGCTAGAAGAAAATCCTTTCGTGCTAGACATAGATGTGCTACTGCAACTAACAAATTAAGTGCAAGATATTGGAGCTGCAAAAAATGGTAGACAAATTATTATTAAAATTTTTTGGTTGGATAGATAGTTTAAATGAAAAAATAAATAATCTATTAACCTTTAAGTTTTGTAGCTGTAAAAAAAATGCAAAGAAAAAAAACTTGGAATAAAAATAAAAACAGAGAGTTTGTCTGTGGTTATTGCGATTGGTGTAAAAAAGAACTATTGAATACTATGGGTGGATGGATTATAAATGCAGAACACAAACACTTTTGCCATAATGGTAGAGATGAATTGTGCTTTGATAAATATATAAATTTTAAAAAGGAGACTAATGAAAAAAGGTTATCACAAAACAAAGTCTGGTAAGACAGCTAAAAAAGGTTTGTATTATAATATAAACAAAAGAAAAAAAGCTGGTACAAGTAGATCAAAATCTAAATCTACTATTAGCTCTAAGTCTTACAAGTCTATGCTTTCAGGATTTAAAAAGTAAATATTTTTTTTAATATTAAATAACAATCAGCACAAAAATATATTTTATTTTCTATAATTATAGCAGCTCTTTTACATTTAGAGCATTTGTGCTTTGGCATTATGCTATAAGTTCTTGAAACTCTTGCCATATAGTTTGCTCATCACTCCAGAATCTTCTTTTGTGCAGCTTCATTTCTATTGAATGTAAAACTGTGGTATGGTCTTGATTAAAAATTTTTCCTATCTCTGTTAAACTCATTTTATATTTTTCACTTAATATATTATGAATAATATTCCTAGATCGCACAATATCTGTAGTTCTAGTTTTGGTAAATAATTCTTTTTTCATTATCTCATACTTAATACAAACTTTATTAATTATAGAATCTATTTCTGTTTGTTTTGGTTTTTTAAATTGATAACCAATAATTTTTCGTTCCATTTTTCTTGGAACAATATGTGTATCTTTTATTTGGCTAACATGATCTGACATTTTTTGTTGTGCTAATTCAAAACCTTTTTTAAATCCTGATTCATACAACTTTAATTCTGTATCTGATAATAAATAAAAAGCTATTTTATGTTTATAAATAAAATCGTTGTTGTTTATTTTTTTAATATGTTTTTCAAATTCTTGTTTTGCTAAAGACATAAATCCCCCTGGGTATTTGTTGTTTTTTTTATCAATGTAATTAACGAGTGTTATGCTCTCATTAATTCTTCTTTTACCTTCTCTATTTTCCAAATCAATCTGTAAGAATCTTTTTGATACTTACTTACTTGTCTCTTGGCTTCCAGGAACTTCTCGTGTTTCTTCTGTTGAAGATCCCTGTACTTCTGAAGGCGAGTTTTTAACTCTTCCATCTTTCTCCTTTGTTACTTTGGTAAAGTCTAATTTAATATTCATGACTTTACATTCTACAACTTCCCCTTGTGCGTTGGGGTCGGCAGCTTTCTTAGCTTCATCAAATCTTTCAACCAGTTGAAAACTAGCTTCGCCAGATTTAATTCTTAAATATTTACTCATTTTTATCTCTTTTGTCTATATCTTTTTTGTGTAATTCAAAGGTCATATCATTATAGATAGATAAATCTTGATAGTTATCTGCCTTATAACCCTTGGTACTCCTGAATAATTTGAGAGTCATCATTAGTTGACCCACTTGGTATGGCTTTAATTTTTTTTTTAAATTCGGAGCTAATATTAAGGTAAAAAGCTCGGCAAGTATAGTAAAATTGTATTGATAATCGCCATATTCTTTTTGACGATCTGCTACAATTTTCTTTTTAATTTCTTTGTCTATGTCTGTAATTTTCATATTGTTTTAAAGGCATGGCAGAAGAAAACAAATAAGAGGGAGCATTACCAAGAAAGGGAGAGGTAATATGATTCGCTACTCAAAAAACTTCTGCCACACCATTCAACTACAAAATCTAAATTAGTATTTGTAGTTAGGTTTGTTATATCCTGATCCTTGACCTTTTGCAAACCTATCGCTAGGTGCAAAAGATGATTGGGGTCCTCTCGGCTTTCCAGATCCTGAACCAGTATTTGAAGGTGTCAAGACTACATTAATAATCCCTGTGGGATTACCTTGTTCGTCAAGATCATCAAATCCTGCTTGGTTGTACCATGTTTCTCCAATCTTTACACCTATTCTCCAAGTTTTTCCTGGTGGTGATTTTGGATTTATTGGTGCAACAAAACTCGGTCTATTATCTCCTTGTTGCTTGTCTTGATTATGTGTAAGTTTTATATATATCTTATCACTCATTGTGTTACTCCTTGTCTGTTTAGTTGTGTTTCCATAGTGCCATATAGATCATCTAATTGTCTATAAACTCTAAGGTGTTTTTGCATGGCAAGATTAAAAGCATCTTTGTATTTATAATTTCTAAGTTTCCTTAGTTCATAAATAGTTTTTGCATTTCTAATATCTTTTTCGATATTATCTATTGCCATGACATGATTGTCATCATGTTCTTGACCACTTGATTGTGGAATTTTGTTAAAAGGTTTTGCCTTGTAGCCATCTTCATTATCTAAACCTGTCTTTAAATGTAAAGCATTTAGATAAGCATACTTCTTAGCATAACTCATACCATTACCTGTACCAAACTTATCTAAGTTTCCCATTGCACTACAACCTGATACTTCTATAAATTGTTTTGGATCTTCAACATCATATATCTTCATGTTGCAAGTAACCAATATAAAATTATCTGTTAGTTGATTGTCGTATGTACAGATAGGATATAATCCATTATT